ACTCCAAAGCCAAACTGGACGCACTCAGCGCCGGTGATGAAGTGGCCTATATGCGTATCTGCCGTGAAGAAATGGAGCAACTTGCTCAACAATGACGGTGATCAAGTCTATCTCCTATGACCAGTCTGAGATCATCAAAAACATTTTAAAGCTGTATGTTCCTGATGAACGCATCGACGTCGACAGCACCTACAGCAGGGGTTATTTCTACAAAAACACTGGCATCGCGGAGCCGCGATACAAGTTTGACATTTCCCCGCAAAGCGAATCTGTTTCGTTCGGAGACAGCCGCAACCTTCCACTCCCTGGCCAAAGTGTGCAGTGCATGATGTTTGACCCGCCGTTTTTGGCCACAACGGGGAAATCGCTTAATGAGGACACAGGAAATATCATCAACCGCCGTTTTGGTGTGTATGCCAGTGAACACGCGCTGCATCAGTTTTATGTAGACAGCCTAACTGAGGCACATCGTGTGCTCAAACCAAACGGCATCTTGATTTTCAAATGCCAGGACAAGGTCAGCAGTGGAAAGCAATACATGAGCCATGTATTTATCGCAAACGCCGCTGTAAAGGCCGGATTTTATCCGAAAGACCTGTTTATTTTGCTTGCCAAATCCCGCTTGGTGGCCAACTGGCAGGCCAAAAACCAAAAACACGCACGGAAATACAATGCTTACTTTTGGGTTTTTGAGAAATCCAGTAAGCGAATACAGTACTTAGCCGAAAACACTTGCGAGAGCGGTTCAGTCGTTCCAGGAGCCATCCACGCAAACTAACTTTCTGGAGGAATGACCATGCCAATCAATATCAATAACTATATCGCGTCAGGCAATCCCGCCTTATACGCCGGTCCCATCCTATTCCGCCAAGGCAGAGCAGACACGCCTTTACTGAGCATGATCGGGAACCGCAGACGCACCACAAATTCCGAAATTTTCATTGTCGGCCAGCACTTTGCATCACCAGTCGCGGGTGACAGCGTTGTGTCCGAGACACAATCGGCAACAGAAATCCCTGATTTCGCGCCTATTGGCCGTAAGCAAACGACAAATGTCACGCAAATTCATACGAAATCCATTGCCTGGACGGACTACGGCACAGGTAACCGTGGGCTGTTAAACGGTCCGAACCTTGCCAACCAACAGGGCAATCCCAATTCGGAAGTAGACTTCCAACGCGCACACAAGGCTCTTGAGCTGGCTCAGGACATTGAATATGCCATCATCAACAGCAAATACCAGTTCCGCGACGGAAACAACAACATTGCCAATCGCACACGCGGTCTACTTGACTCCATCAAGACCAACGTCATGGATCTACGCGGTAATGAAATGAGCTGGCAAGTCCTGAACGAAATGCTAATCGCCATGGCGGACAATGGTGCACCATCCACAGACCTCATTTTAGGCTGTAACGACATCACTGCTACGCAACTTGCTATCGAGGCGAAAGCCGAACACTTCGAGATTGTAACCGGATTAAGTGCTGTCAACGGCATCGCTGTAACCGAGATCCACACTGTCCGCGGTGTTGTTCGTCTTGTGAACCTTCGCTATCTTCCGGACGGCACGGCACTGCTTTTGAACATCGGTGCACTCTCCATCGTAGAGCAACCGTTCCAGAATGGTAACTGGAACTGGATGCGCATTGGCCGTCAAGCCGCATCCGAAGTGGAAATGTTGGCTGGAGCATGGGGGTTAGATTGTGGGTACGAAGGTCTTCATGGGGTCTTTACGGGCATAGCAACTTCCTACTCTCCATACACAGGGACTAAGGTATTCATCGCCAATCAGTCTGTGGAAACTACGGAAGTTGGCGCTACGCTGGATAAAGTCGTCCTTGGTGCAGCACAAGTCGGTGTGGCAACGGCTGATTTAGGTCTGACATACAACACGGAACCTACTGAGGAACCAATCCTTGCCTACCAGTGGAAAATAGGAAGCTCCACTTCTGGCCTATTTTACGACATCGAAGGGGCTACGGATGCTACCTATACGCCTACCGAAGACCAAGTTGGTAAATACCTCAAAGTCGAGGTCGTTTCAACTGGTGGCGCTGTCGGTCAAGTACTTTCCAACGCTCGTAAAATCGCTGCTGCTGACGGCGAATAAGGGAGTGACCGAGGATGTCTCAGCTGGAAAAACTGAAATTGTGGCTGCCTGACGTTGCCGATGACACGTTAATGGAGTCTGCTCTTGAACGAGCCAAGCTGATTATCCTCGAACTTCGCTTCCCTTTTGGTTATTCCGATGGTCAAGACCTGGAACCTCAATACATGGGGCTTCAGGTCGAAATGGCCATTGAATTGATTTCCAAAATGGGCGCGGAAGGCGAAACGGCACACAGTCAAAGCGGCGTGTCACGTACTTATGAAAATGCCGGCATCTCAGATAGCCTAAAGCGTCGGGTCGTGCCGGTGGCCAAAGTGGTGATATACGATGCGGGATCTTAGGCGAAATCAGCTGCAGATCTATTATGCGTTGCGCAAACTTTCCCTTGATACCGATGAATGGGGCAACACCCATGAGGTAAAGGGCTATACATCTCCGATTCCTCTGGCTATTTGTATCTCGGCAAATAAAGGCGAAGCAGAAGCTCAGGCCTTTGGCGCCGATCTGCAATATGACCGCGAGATGGTCACTCATGACCTATCATGCCCCATCGATGAATACTCCCGCCTGTGGTTAGATGGGCGCTCCATTGAGGAAACGCACAATTTTGAAGTAGCTGCCGTAAGTAAGTCCCTGAACTGTATTCGGTATGCCATAAGGCGGGTGAATGTATCCCGATGAGGAAAGTCATCAAGGTGCGGCTTGACCCCCATAGCATCGCCAATGCGGTGACCGAACTGAATGAGTACAAAGCGGACCTGGAACGGCGCATCCGACTCCTGGTCGAGACATTAACCGACCGTGGCGCGGATATCGCCCGAGCGAAAGTAGTTGAAATGGACGCCGTTTACAGCGGAGATCTACTGAAGTCTATTAACAGCTATCTATTTTCTTTCGGTAAGAATCCGGTGGGATTTATCCGGGTCAATGCGGAGTACGGCATATTTGTCGAGTTTGGCACGGGAATCGTGGGGAAAACCAGCCCGTATCACCCCGCCCACAGCGCGTTCGATTGGGAGCATGACGTACATGATCACGGAAATGCCGGGTGGTTCTATCCCGGTGACGATGGAAAGGCTCATTGGACAAAAGGCCAGCCAAGCCGTCCGTTTCTGTACGAAACGGCACTGCGGCTGAAGCAAGAGTTTCCGAAAATCGTCAAGGAGGTGTTTGGATGATCGACCACGAAAATCGGATTTTCGATGCGGTCTCCGAAGCCTTGCGAACGGCATTTGACCCAATTTTTATAACAGGCGTCGAACTGGTGAACACCCCTCCCCAGTTCCCCGCCGTATCTATCGTCCAGAAAAACACAGAGGTCAACACGCGTTATTCCACATTTGACCGGGTGGAGAATGTGACCTCCGAAGAATATGAGTTTGGTGTTTTTTCCAATCTGGAACGTTCGAGGGATGCCAAAGAACAGACCAAGGCCATTGTGTCTGTCATTGACGGGGTGATGGCCAATCTGTATTATCCCCGAACTTTCTGTCAGTTGATTGCCAATGCTGACACTACAATCACCCGCCGTATAACACGATACGCAAAAGACCATGTAACGACGGAGGTATAAAAATGGCTGGAATTGCTCTTTCTACAGCCGGTGTGAAGGTGTGGTACGCCGTTGAGGAAACGGCCAACACTCGCCCGACCGCCGGCTATACACATATATCGGATTTAAAAGAAGTTCCTGACTTCAACCCAGAACCGGAGACCCATGAGGCCACGGATTTAGAGGAAACAGAGTACAAGTTCTATGTTGCCGGTTTAAAGGATGTCGGCGGTGCTCTTGGGTTCCTGGCCAACTTCACGGAAGCTCTGCAAACTCAGTGGGAAGGTATTGTGGAGGCTTATGAAACTGGTATTACATCTCAAAAGCGTATGTGGTTCCAGATCAGCCACCCCAAACTGCCGAAAGCGGTATTCTTCACCGGTGAACCCGCTGCCATGGGGCTTCCGGGTATTGCTGTAAATGGTGTATTGGAAACCACTGTATACATCACGCCGACCAGCGCTCCCATCTGGGAAACCAAAGTTGATCAGTAAGAATGGAGGCTACGCCGATGGCGACGAAAATCACGTTTTCTTATGAGGGCAAAGATTATTGCCTTGAATATACCCGTAAAACGGTTAGACAGATGGAAGAACAGGGGTTCGTGGCCTCTCGTATCGACACAGCACCTATGACCATCCTCCCCGACCTGTTTGCCGGCGCTTTCAAAGCTAATCACAGGTTTACGGACCGTGCGGTGATCGACGCGATTTATGACAAGATGCTGGACAAAAAATCGCTGATTGATACCCTTGCCCAGATGTATAGCGAACCTATTCAGGCCTTAACTGCTGACGGTGACGAGGGAAACGGCATCGCGTGGGCGACGAACTAAACAGCGTCGACCCACACCCACCCCAAACATTCTCGGAAATATTCGATGAGCACTTCCCTTTTTATCTGTCCATCGGCATGTCTTCAGCGGAATACTGGGAAGGCGACCCTTCCCTCCCCCGTTATTTCCGCAAGGCATTTCAAATGCGACAAGAATATGAAAACAACCAAGCCTGGCTCGAAGGCTTGTATGTGTATGATGCCGTGAGCTCCGCTTTGACGCACCTCAGCCCAAACAAGAAAGACCACCGGAGCTATGCCGAGAAACCGTATTCCTTTAACTCCTCCGCTGCTGCCGCGCACGAAGAGGCAAAAGTCGAAGAGGCGCAGGCGCAAGCCGAAATGTGGCTGAAATCCTGGGCCGCGGCAACACAAAAACAGTTCCGTTCCTGAGCCAGAATTGGTTATCGGGAGTTGATCATAAATGGCGCTAACCATTGAAAACTTGGAGATCCAGATTGAGGCCAATGCCACCAGAACAGCTTCCGGCATCGATGCCCTGACGCGTGCGCTTGAAGATCTCCGGATCGCTGTGAGCGCTCTGACCCCGCAGCTCTCACAAGCCTCAATGACATTAAGAAACATGGGCAATAGGAACGTTCCACAGGCGTCCAGGTCCTTCAATAACCTCGGAAAATCGTTTACCAAAGGCCTTGCTAAAATAACAGCCTTTACCCTCGGAATGGACAGGCTGACCGATATTTTTGCGGATGCCTTCAATGAAAGTAACGAATATATCGAGAGTCTGAACCTGTTCCGCGTGACCATGGGTGAAGGTGCCGATTCGGCTATGGAATTTGCAAATAAAATTGAAGATTTGATGGGAATTGATATCTCCGAGTGGATCACCAACCAAGGTGTATTCATGCGAATGGCGACCGGATTTGGTGTTTCTGCCGATAAGGCCGAACTGATGAGCCAGAACTTGACCCAATTGGGATATGACCTGTCTTCTTTCTTCAATACGGATATCGACACAGCGATGCAGAAACTCCAGTCCGGTATGACCGGGCAAATTAAGGGTCTGAAAGCCTTTGGTTACAACTTGTCTGTGGCTGCCCTGCAGGAAACCGCGTTTGCCCACGGTATTGAGCAGAGCGTCCGCACGATGACCGAGGCGCAAAAAGCGCAACTGCGGTACATCACGCTGATTGAGAACTCCAACGGTATTATGGGCGACATGGCCCGGACGCTTATCACCCCAGCGAACGCCATGCGTATCCTGTCAGCCCAACTGGTTCAGCTGAAACGTGCATTGGGTAACATCGTTTCCGTCATCGCCACTCAGGTCATCCCTTGGGTGCGGGCTTTTGTGGAAATCATGACCGAAGCGGCGACCGCCCTTGCACATCTTCTTGGGTTCCAACTTCCGGAGATCGACTATTCCGGTATGGATAACATTGGCTCCGATATCGAGGATGGCCTGGATGCCGCAATCGGCAGCGCTAAAGAATTGAAACGACAGCTGTTAGGCATTGATGAGTTGACTATCTTGGACAGCCCGAATTCTGGTTCCGGCGGGTCTGCCCTGGGCGGCGACTTAGGCATTGAACTACCTGAGTACAACTTTCTCGATGGCCTTACGGAGCGCACGGATGAAATCAAAAAACGATTGAAAACCATCCTGACGCTTGCGGGATTGATCGGCGCCGCATTTTTAGCTTGGAAGTTCGGCGGTGCATTCCTCTCTGGCCTAAAGGACGTAGCAACTGCCCTGGGGTATCTGCTGGGTATCACCCCTACCGTGTTGACGCAAAGCCAATCGATGATAGCTTCCTTCCTGAAGTTTGGAGCTGTAGCCGCCGTGATTGGTACTATCGCTCTGCGGTTTTTGGACCTGTATACCAACAGTGAACAATTTCGCGTTGGTGTAAAACGTGTGGGCGAGGCCTTGTCCGGTGTTTTCGGTTTTGTGAAAGCTATTCTCGTGGATGTTTGGGGTGTACTAAAAGATATTGGCCTTGCTGTCCTTGATATGCTCCCTGACAGCGTGAAAAATTACATTCTCGGTGCTCTAAAGGAGATTCAGGGATGGATCACCACACTGGATCTGGACTGGAAAGACCTATTGATTACCATTGCCGGCCTTGGTCTGATGTTCGTGCCGGGTGGACAAATCCTCGGCATTGTGTTGCTGGCCTTTGAAGGCATCACAGTCGCGTTGCGAACATTAGGCCTCGTTTCTGACGAAACCTGGATGAAGATCAAATCCGCTGCCACCACTGTCGCAACCGCCGTGAAAGACTTCTTTATTGCTTGCCTGCAAGGGGTCATCAATTACTTTGTAGGCACATGGACCATGGATTGGCGACAAGCATGGGACGGCCTGAGCATTATTGCGGGTGCTGCTCTCGACCTGATTGGTACCCTGACCGAGACATTATTCGGTGTGAATATTGTCAATGTGGTCAAAAACTGGTTCGAAAACCACGTGAAGCCATGGTTTACGGTCGAAAAGTGGTCCGAGCTGGGCAACAGCGTTAAACAGGCCATCAAAAACGGAGTCAATGGTGCTATCGGTGTACTGAACCAGTTTATCGACTGGTGCAATAGGAAACTGAGTATCACCATCCCGTCTATTTCCATCTTGGGCGAGACCATCACCAAAGCCAAGACCTTTCGGCTGTTCACGATTCCAAAAATCCCAACATTCGCAGGCGGGGGTTTCCCTTCTCAGGGTGAAATGTTTATCGCCCGTGAAGCCGGTCCTGAGCTGGTAGGTCGTATCGGCAGCAAAAGTGCCGTGGCCAACAACAGCCAGATTGTTGATGGGATTTCCGCCGGTGTACGTAACGCTAATGAAGATGTCGTGAATGCTGTTTTTGCGGTGGCTCAGCAGATTATTGGAGCCATCCGTGAAAACGGTGGCGATATCTACCTGGACGGCTCAAAAGTCGGTCAGAAAACCACCGAGATCCAAAACCGCCGAAACCGTATGTACGGCAAGGCGTTGAACAACGCATAAACGGAGGTAATGCGCATGATCCTCGATATCGACGGTGTAGACATTACCCCCTACATCGCATATGGCGGCGTACAGTGGCAGCGCTCTGACGTGGACGGTGAGGGCGCGGGTCGTGACCTGAAAGGCGACCTGCGCCGAAATCGTGTGGCAACGAAGCGGCGGTTGGATATCACTTGCCGTCCGTTGAAATCCAAGGAAGCACAGACCGTATTGACCCTTATCATGCCGGAATGGGTCACGGTACGCTACACCGACCCCCAGGCGGGAGTGGTCACACGAAAGATGTACGCCAATAACCACCCTGCTTCTTTCTTGATGGTGAAACCGGACGGAACAGAATGGTGGACTGGAATCACATTTCCGCTGATAGAGGGGTGATTTAACTGGGCTATCAGTACAAGTTTGATATCGCGGGCATTGAGTATGGAATGTCCGACGTGGCTGCGGTCAAACTGGAGCATCCCCTATTTGATAAATTGTCTGTCGGCAATACCTGTTCGGCAGAGCTGGATATCACGTTCTGGCCAAAAGGTGATATCCCCAAAATGGCGAAGATTGTTCCTTGGGTACTTTTGGAGGACAGTACCTGGTATCAGCTTGGCGTGTTCTGGACGGACACCCGGATACAGGTGGGCGATAAGCTGAACATCATCGCATACGATGCCATGATGCGGGGTGATATCGTGTGGGTTCCCGACCAGTCTTTGGTTTTCCCGATGGCTATGCCCCAAGCAGTGCAAGTCATTTGTGATTTGATGGGGGTGGAACTGGACAGCCGAACGGTGCTGAACAGCGCTTATACCATCGACTATCCGGCGAACGACTGGACGCTGCGGGACGTGCTGGGCTTCATCGGCGCGGCCCACGGCGGCAACTGGATCTTCACCAACGCGGGTAAGTTGCTGTTGGTGCCGCTGTTCGATAGTATGCCCGAGGAAACCCACTACCTGGTGGACGAGGACGGCGACCCCATCACGTTTGGAGGTGAACGCATCCTGGTATGAACAATAAGCACATTGTAGGAAAGCGTGTTTCCTCTTTTGAACTTTATGACAAGCTCGGTCCGATCACCGGAATTGCCCTGCTTCTGGATGATGAAAACGAGCTGATCGCCGGTGACGATACCGGCTATATGCTAGAGGTCAGTTGTCCTTATGGCACACAGACTATGGCGGACAACCTTCTGACAAAGTTGCAGGGCAAAACATATCAAGGGTATCGGGCCGAAAACGCCATCCTCTCCCCTACTGCCGAGCTGGGTGACGGCATTACGGTCAACGGCATCTATTCCCTTCTGGCCTATCGGGTCGTGAACTTTGGCCCCGGCCACATGAGTGAGATTGCCGCACCGGGCGAAAGCGCTCTGGAACATGAATATTCGTGGAAAAGCCCTGAAAAGAAAGAGTTCGACCGCAAGCTGGCCGAGACCCGAAGCCTGATTTCCAAGACGGCTGAAGAGGTCAAAATCTCGGTAGAGGAACTGAACGGCAAATACACCGCCCTTTCGGTGACGCTGGACGGTGTGACCATCACCGACCCGGACGGCACCACCAAAATCAAGGGAAGCAGCATTGAGACCGACAGCCTTTATGTGAACGCCGCGAATATCACCGGAAAACTGACGGCCAGTCAAGTGGAGATCGACCTTTCGGGCAGCATCAAATGGACAGACCTTTCTGCCGATGTGCGGAACGAGATCAATGAGGCTTATTCTCTGGCGGCAGACGCCGAGGCCGCAGCAGCTGACGCCGCCGACACGGTGGACGGCTGGCGGTACAACGGCGGCACTTACATCGACGGCAATATGCTGATGACCGGCACGGTCAAGGCCTCTGAACTGCTGGGCGGCACGGTTGGCCTTTTGACCAACAGAGAGGTCCTTGCCGGTGGCATTGACATCACCGGCGCCACCTCCAGTGGCTTTGCAATCGAGCTGTATTCTGATGGCGCTCTGCGACTGGAGGCCTATGACGGCGCGGCCTATCTGGGGTCGAACGAAGGGGCCAGCATTGAGGTTTCCGACCGTATCTGGATGAACGACCATATGTACCCCAGCGACCCGGAGGCCTATAACTGCGGCAACAACAACTATCCCTGGGCCATGGTAAGCGCCGTGGACGTTTATGTGGACGGCACGGCGGTGACCTCTGACCGAAACAAAAAGCACGATATTTTTTACGGTCTGGACGGTTACGATGCTCTGTTTGACGCGCTGCGTGCTGTGGGCTACAAGCTGAACAACGGCAAATCCGACCGGGTGCATATCGGCATGATCGCACAGGAAGTGGAAGAAGCTTTGCTGCTCTGTGGGCTGACCAACCAGGACTTTGGCGCCGTGGTTCGAGAAATCGCAGAGGACGGCACCGAGCGGTATTTCCTTCGTTATATGGAGTTTATCGGTCTTCTGATCGACCAGGTGCAGAAATTAAAGGCCCGCGTGGGGCAACTGGAGGCGAGAGTATGAGCACCAAACAGGTAAAAGAACACATGGACAAGGCCTATGCCTGGCTGAGCAAGATCCCTGTCAGCGGAGAGGCGGTGGACGCCATGGCCATGGCCCGACAGGAGCTGCGGGCGGCCTTTAAGCTTTTGCCAGAAGAAAAAGAGGTGAAGAAGGATGGCTGATAAGACGATCGGCGCGCTGCCCAAGCTGGCGGACATTTCGGATGATGCGCTTTTGGTGGTGGAGTTCCAGGGCACAGCCTATCACATCACCGGCGCGCAGTGGAAGGCCTATGCCGTGGCGGCGGCCCAGGGTGTCAACAAGGGCGATCCGGGCAAGGACGGCGTTTCTCCCACCGTTTCGGTTGCGGATATCACCGGTGGCCATCGTGTGAGCTTTACCGACGCCAAGGGCACCACGACCGTCGATGTTATGGACGGTGAGAACGGCTCTCCCGGCACCTCCCCTACCCTTTTTGTTACGAACATTGAAAACGGCCACCGCATCACTATCACTGATGCCACCGGAACCAAGAGCTTTGACGTGCTTAACGGTGCGGATGGCGATGGTTCGGGTGATATGCTCAAGACCGATTACGATGCTGACGGTGCGGTGAAGATCGCCGGGGGCATCGCGGCTTATGTAAACGGTATCGTTGGCACTATCAACACCGCGCTAGATGAAATCAACGGGGAGGTGGTCTGATGGGTACCTCGGCTGACAAGCTGACGCTTTTGAAGGTCACCAAAGCCGACCTGAAAGCGGCGCTGACCGAAAAAGGCCAGACCCCCGGCGATGTGTTTGGCACCTATCCTGATTTGGTGCGGGCCATTGAGACTGGGACGCAGCTGCCCGAGTTGACTTCTCCCGGCGGTGCCGCCGATCTGCGGCAGGGAAAGCAGCTGATCGACCAGGAGGGCGCTGTGGTGGAGGGAACGTTGGTGGAACTGGACACCTCTGACGCCACCGCCACCGCTGCCGATATGGCAAGCGGAAAGACGGCTTATGTCAACGGCAAGAAGGTGACAGGTGGACTTCCGGTACATGATGAAAATGGCGGCGCTTGGAGTAATTTTGAATTGGATTTTCTGTGGCAAAGTACGGGAGTCGATTATCTTGAAGTCATATCTACCGCAACAAGTGAAGGCATTCTACATTCTGGCGGAGATGTTGCCGTGAAGGTCCCTCATTCCGAATTTGGCGATGCCACCGCCGCTGACGTGGCAGCTGGCAAGACCTTTACTTCTGCGGCTGGTTTGAAAGTGACCGGCATGGCAAGCGCTGGGGGCGGTGATGTAGTGCCGTTGCAAGTGGGCGAAATTGCCTGCAGCAGTTTTGAAAACGGCCAGGTTCTTAGCAACAACAACTACACCCTTGTGTGGACATTATCAAATGTAACAATCAATGGTCAATCACTTTCTGCATATCAAAGCGGCAAGGTGGCAGGCGTATCTCATATCGGCTTTGGTAATATTTACAAAGTGACAAACGAGGATTATTCAGTAGCTGCTTGTTCCGTTGGCTTTGCCAGAAATGGTGTAGGCATAGGTTATGTACTCACAAAAAAAAATCGAGAGTACAGAACAGGAAATTGTACTGCCGTAATAGATAAGGCAAACAGCAAGATTACGATAACTGTAAATCTTGTGACCACAAATTCCATAGCATTTGACCCGACCTATTACTATAAACTTATGACTCTAGGGTTATATGTAGATCCTTAATAGGCAGTCACCCCGCCCGAAGTGGAAAACAAAAGAATAAGAGAGGTGTAAACCCATGAGTGGAGAAAAAGTATTAACTCTGAGAGGGAAAAAGACCGTATGGGCACCGGGCGGCGGCACCGGCCCTATCGACCCCAAGCGCCTGCCCGAGGGCGTTCCCTATGCCCAGGAAGTCTATGACGAGTGGGGCGAAGTGACGGTTGAGGCCGTCGGAGGGAAGGAAAGTGAAACCTTTCAACCTGTGCCGTTTTATGACAAAAACGGGAATGTGAGGTTTTTTGAACATGGCAAGCGATACCGGTGTGTATTCGACGGCGTGGAATATATTCTGACCGGAGTAAAGCAGAATATGTTGACCGCCTATGTAAGACATGGGGATTTTTCGTATTATACCGGCGGAGAACAAAATACGGCCCTCGACTCAAAGAGCAGAGTAATTTTGTATAATACCACCGCTGGCAAGCACACCTTCTCCGTCGCCGAGATCGTGGAGAATGTACAGAAGATCGATCCCAAGTGTATCCCCGAGGGGTATCCGCATAAGGAGAGTGTGACCATTGAGTGGGATGGTAACAGCGAGGGGCGAGAGCACTATTCGGCAATTGGTTTGGATTTTTACTGGATTTCGGGAGAAATCCTCACTGACGGAGAAATTAAAAGCGGAACTGCTATTTCTAGTGATGGCGGCACTTCGGAAATGGCTTCGTATTGGGATCAGTTTGTGTCGAACGGGTATGTAACCGAAGGTGCAACCTTGACAACATCGATGGCTGTTATCCGGAAAGCTTATGCAGTCGTTGCTGGCGTAGAGTTCAAGACTCCCGGCATTTACTTTGTGAGCAGTGGTGACACATTTATCACAAGTTTTGCCAATGAAATCACCAACCCGATGGCCGAGGAGTTTCTGCCTGAGCTGACTTCTCCCAACGGCACCAAATACAAGCTGACCGTTGCGGATGACGGCACTCTGTCCGCTGTGACTGTCTAACTCCACTGTATACAAACCGCATGAGAAAATGACAGAGGAGGTGCCTAGATGGAGACCACGATCGAGCACCGCTTGACAGAAGTTGAGCAGAGAAGCAAATCCAATATGCACCGGCTGGAAAAACTGGAACAGGAACAGGCAGCCATTCACTCGATGGCGTCCAGTCTGCAGGTGATGGCCGCCGAACAGAAGCACCAGACTGAGGCCATCCAAAGCGTCAAGACCGATGTGGGCCGGCTTGAGAGCAAGGTTGATGTTCTGGAGAGCAAGCCCGGCAAACGCTGGGAGGGCGTGGTGGACAAGCTCCTGTGGGGCGTGGCCGGCGCGGTGCTGGCGTTTCTTTTGGCAAAGATCGGACTTTAATGAGAGAGGTGTAAACCCATGAGTGGAGAAAAAGTATTGACCCTGCGGGGAAAGAAGACCGTATGGGCACCGGGCGGCGGCACCGGCCCTATCGACCCCAAGCGCCTGCCCGAGGGGTATCCGTATAAGGAAAGCAGCGAGGTGGTGATCTGCGAGGAGTTCACTTCGGAAAGTAGTGGCACTTTTGCTAATAGTCCCGACGGCAGCTATGGTGTAAATGCAGGAGATGTCTTACACACTCCGACCGAAAATGCTAAGTATACAATTACGCTTAACGGCGTTTCTTATGATGCCGTGTGTAAAAAGTACAACGGTCAGGAAAATAACTTCATCATTTCGGCAGATGGATGTGTGGTTACATATTGGGTGCGGGCATATAACAATGTCGATTGGACTGCTTCTGTATACGCCGACAATGGTGTTCTTGGTTTTACTATGAAACTGACTTCTATCGCTGAAACCATCCACACGATGGACCCGGAGTTTCTGCCGGAAGGTTATCCGTATAAGGAAGAAACCTATATGGATAACTACGAAGGTCAGGTCACGGTAACAATCGGCGCTGATGGAACTAATACCGAAGATATGATTTGCGCTGTCGATGACGGCGCAAAGTATAAGGTTACTTGGGATGGCAAGGACTATTTTGCAACTGCTAAAGCAGATGAACAAGATGCAGACAAAATCTACGCTTTTAGAACTGCAGATGGTTTTCCGTTTGATATGTACTGCACTTTTGTATCGGGTGGTATGCCGAAACTGATTATCGAAAACGCAGTTCCCGGAGACCATACTTTCCAAATTTTCTTTGTTACAGAAACCGTTCATCCGATGGACGAAGAGTATATTCAGCTGACTTCTCCCAACGGCACCAAGTACAAGCTTTCTGTTGCCAATGACGGCACCCTGTCTGCTGTTAAGGCCTAACCCCGTGCACGTTATCCCGGCCCTGAAATATGGGCCGGGTTCTTTCCAGGAGGCATGCCATGAGCAAGCATTCGCAGGGAGTACAGCAAGATTTCGGTCACCATGATCGTTGCGACTTTCTGCCTGTTAGCCGTGAGGTTTGTCATTTTCGTATGTTACGAGATGTACAGACTGAAAGACCTCTCCCCTGTCGCCTATATCGGGCCGAGCATTGTCGGTCCGCTGGCGACCGTTCTGGGTTTTTATATGTGGCGAGCAAATGCCAAGGACAAGTCCGACCTGGAGTGGGAGAAGACCAAGAAGCTCACACAACTGAAAACGAAACACCCCGCTTCGTTCAGCCAGGGCTATGTAGCTCTGAGCGATACGGACGTTTACACTGACACCGAAAACGGAGGTAATGGATGATGTTATCTTTGAACGATATTCTCTATGTGATACTGATGGTTTTTTTATCGTTGGTGGTGCGTGGAGCATGTCAATATTTCTCTGTTAAGTATGCTGACAGCAAGTACGCAGCTGCCATCAACGACATCTGCAGCGCTGTTAATTATGTGAATCAAACTTTTGTAGACAACCTAAAACAATCCGGTTGTTTTGATGCCGAGGCACAGAAAATAGCGTTGAAAAAGTCCAAGGATGCGGCTCTAAATACCATGAGTGCATCTACTTATCGTTGGTTGGAAAAAACAGTTTCTGATGTGGATAATTGGTTAGAAGTAAAAATCGAAAGCTCCATAAAGGCGGTGAAGTAGATGGTGAAAGTTTGCCTGGATGCGGGGCATTACGGCAACTATAATCGCTCTCCGGTCAACTCTTCGTACTACGAATCCGTGCGCATGTGGAAGCTCCACGAACTGCTTGCGGAGGCTTTGCAAGCTCGTGGAATCGCCGTAATAAAGACCCGTTCCAACCAAAAAAAGGATCTCGCACTCACCTCTCGCGGAAAAAAAGCGAAGGGCTGCGACCTCTTTATCAGCCTCCATTCGAACGCTTCAAACTCTGAATCCGTTGATTATCCAGTCGCAATTGTGTTCCAAAAAAATGATAAAACAACGATCGATGAGCGCTCTGAAGACATTGGATTGAGACTTGCAAAAGTTGTTCAGAAGATCATCGGAACAACTCAACCCGCCCGTACAACGACGCGAAAATCCAGTTCAGATCGCAACAAAAACGGGTTGCTTGATGATGAATACTACGCGGTTTTGCACGGTGCAAGGACCGTAAATGTTCCTGGAATTATTCTCGAACACAGTTTTCATACAAACAAAAAAGCAACGGAATGGTTGCTTGATGATACCAATTTATGTAAATTAGCGGAGGCTGAAGCGGACTGCATCGCTGATTTTTTACAACCAAAAAATGTTAATTCGTCCGCACCAAAACCATCTGAAACGACCGTTTCAACTCCCAAAACGAAAGTCGATTCAGCCAAATCAAAAGATAAAAAACTTGCTCGAACCTACACGGTAAACGCCTCATCAGGTCTAAATTTGCGTGCCGGAGCAGGCGTGAACAGAACTATTTTAGCGACGTTGCCGGACAAAACAAAGGTGACTTGCTATGGTTATTTCACTATGAATGGAAACACAAAATGGTTGTATGTAAGAGTGACGGACAGCTCTTCGAAACATAAAAACAAGGTTGGATTCGTGAGTAAATCATACTTAAAGTAGCAAAAAAAGGAGCTGTTAAAGGCTCCTTTTTTCTGTCGTTGTCAACTTATAAACTACATGTGAGATGGCCAACATATCTTCTTGATTCAATCTTGTTATGGCTGCGTAAAGACGTCTTGCGTTTGGATTTTCGTGCAATTCTGTAGCGATTTCAATGATCTCTCGGTTCATATTTGGCGTTTCAATTTTGTTGTGAAAGTCTACTGTGAGGTCGTATTCAGTGACCCCTAAAGCCTTTGCTAAGAGAGAAAGTTTCTCTGGCCGCGGGAATGCGCGAGCTTTCATCCAATCGTTTACAGATCCTCGACTGACTCCACACAGGTCTGCGATTTGCGATTGATTTAGGTAACTATTGGCAACAGCACAACGCAGATTCCGAGAAAATGTTTTCCTTTTTATGGAAATCCCCTCTTCACTTCCAGACATGTTTACGTCTGCCCCCTCTTCCTTCTTAACTAATTATTTTGTGAAAATTTTATCATTTTCCGTGCGTCAAAGTCAACATTCTGTTCCGCTATATCATACGAACCAGGCGAATCCTGCTTGTCTGATCACAGTCCACAACGTCATCGAAAAGATAGAATAGTCCTCTCAGCATGATTTGATATAGCGGAAATGTAAGGCGTTGTCTGTAAGTTTTAAAAATAGTTTCGTTTGACATTTTATGTAAAATATGGTATAATATGATATTAAATTAAAGTATCTGGGGTGGATACCCCAGACTTCGAGGCGAAGCCGGTTGCGCAGCAACTCGATACGGTCCCGCCAGTAGGCGGTGGCCAGAATCGAGGGGGGTCATAGGGGGTATCCCCCTGAAAGCCGACAAGGAAGGTGGTTTGTCCACCTACCGTAGTAAGGCGATGCTCGCTAATGTACATAATGTACGAAATCTGATTTGACGCAGGAAAGGAGTAAGTTATGCGTATCAAAGCGTTCCGAACTGAGATAAATGACATTGAAATCTACGCCATCCTCTCCCCTGAAACGAAGGAAGTCTTTATCGGAAAAACAAAATATCCGAACCATTATCAGGCATACAAAGACCATGCAAGACTAAAAAATTTACCTACAAAAAATTTATTTACGAACGCAGCTCAAACCCAAATATTTCCTCGAATGTACTTGCTTGAACGTCTGGAAGCAACTGAAAACGTTGCATACGCACACATAGTTGCGTGGACGAAATACTTTTTAGGCAAAGGGTTTAATGTCCTGGCACACCAAAAAAATCTGGATTATGCAGAAGACCTATTGGATGAAAACAAATTGTTTTTCCTTAGCATCAAAGATAAACCATTGGAAGAAATAACCTCTGAAGATAAAGTTTTAGTTTCAAATTATAAGCAAAACAAAAAGACAAATGAGAATAAAACGCCTAGCATGATTTGCTTTTATGTAGCAACAGAAGAATACGAAGAAATCTGTAAAAAAGCAGAGCAAGTTGGCAAGAGTATGTCAATGTATTGTAAACAAACTGTACTGAATGGAGCTATTGTGCGTATATCTTTTTCTGAATTTGTGGACGAGTTAAGGGCTATCAAAAGAGTGCTGCGAGAGATCCAACTCGGTATTTACCAGAGCGGAAAATACTTTCCCGCAGACCTTGAGAACATGGAAAAAATGATTGAACGCATCAATCAAAATCATAAACATGTCATTCGTTACATCGATAGACAGGTCAAAAAACTGAACAAGATGCGAGGTGATAGAAAATGATTGTAAAAATATGGCCCATAAAAGGTGAGCGAGGCACCCGAAATTGTATGCTCTACATAGACAATGATGAAAAAGTTCTTAAGGTTCAAAAGGATGACGAAGGCCATCTTCTCGATCGAGAGGTCATAAATACCAGAGAAGAGTTCGGTCTTGACGCTGATTCATTTTTCATTGAGCAGGAAGAAAACATTGACCGTGTCTTTCAGTATATGGCCAATCAGGATAAGACCAAATCAAAATATGTGTCCGGTTATATGTGCGATCCTGATACCGTGTTGGATGATTTCCGAGGTGCGATTATCGAAAACGATTTTAATGGCGACGTCCGTCATCGAGATAAAGATAACGAGAGGATGGCCTACCACCTGGTGCAATCTTTTCCCGAGGGTCTGAATATCTCTGATGAAGAAGTCCATCAGTGTGGCATTGAATTGCTGAAAAAAATCGATAAGCATCAGGGAGTTGTCTGCTCACACGTGCATCCTGTTATAGATGAAGAGGGTGAAGTGCGTGGCAAGTGCAAACATAATCACATCCTGCTCAATGCGTTTATCCATCCGAAAAAAATCGATCCGCAGCATCCGGAACGAGTGAAGTATCACGCTTGCAACGAGTCTTATGCGCAGCTGCAGATTTGGAATGACGAGATCGCAATTGACCACGGATTGCCGATCATCCTGAATCCCGACTTGGATAAGGTGTATTCCTGGACGGAAAACTCCATGATTAAAGCCGGCCGATCGTGGAAAGAAAGAATGCGATTGGACATTGAAGCTGCCCGACGTGCAACCGGAAACTGGGATGATTTTGTGGAATATATGAAGGGTGAAGGCTATCAGATCCGAGAGGGTGCGCATGTCACTTACACCGCTCCAGACGGTGATAAAAAAGCCAGAGGCAAAACGCTTGGCGCTCCGTATACCCGTGAAGGATTGGAAATGCACTGGGCGCTTCGGGATCGTGAAGAGCGTGAGTTTGTCCGTACGCTGCAGGAAAACGAAGCCCCTCCCCTCTTCAAATTATCTCTCCAACATCCCGGGCCGCTCACTGTTGATGTACCTTTGGGTACTGCGCTCAGCAAGCAGCGGTCCTACTATCCCCTGCCACTGGAGAAAGCAAACAGACCTCGTTCGGTGCTCAATACCTACTTTAATGAGCGAGATCTTTATGATGTAAAGGACGCGAATGGCAAAGTGATCGGTGCTGCCACCGGAGCTGAGATCGTAGAATATTTTGAAAGTCTCCGTCGTGGTGATGATGAACGATACCGTCGGCTGATGGAAGATGCTGAACGCACCGAAGAAGAAAAGCAGGCACAGTGGGAAGATATTCTGCGCCAGGAACGAGAAGCTGCTGAGCAAAAACAGCGTGAACGAAATCAGTACAGAGAGCGCTATTATTACTCAAGATATAAGAACAGTCGGACTGGTCAACCATACTATACCAATCTTTACGACGAGAACGGCCGCAGACGGTCTACTTTGGAATTGATATTCATGATTGCGGCTGTCACCATTAAGAGCGAGGACGGCCTGTGGGAGGTCAAAAACCCACCTCCTGAATATCGGAACGAACCGAACTTCGGCCCGACAGACTGGAAGGTGCAGCATATGTTGGATGCGTTGCATGTTTCTCGGGAAGAAGGTCTGGAAGGCCCTTCCGATGTTGCAGACAAACTAAACGAAGTTGGTGCTGCATACAGCCGAGCCAGAGCCGCAGTCAACCGCAGTCAGAAATCCTTGGATAAAATGAAAGCACTCGCCTTCGCTCTGCAGGAGTATGAAGCCACACACACGATCGTGGAGAAGATCGACGCTCTGCCCAATGGCCCTGAAAAGGAACAGCTGCTTGAACAGTATGCTAAAGATATTGACCGATACAAACATGCCAAGGCTATCATGAACGGATACAAAGTAAGTACCCAGGCTGAGATCGATGACTTCTGGAAACGTTACGATGACATCAACCGAAACTTGCCGGAGATGGAAGAACGTTATGAAACTCTGAAAGAAGAGTATCGAAAAATCAAGACGCTCAACTATCGTCTGACGCTGGCACAAACAGAACTCTTCGTCTTCGGACCAGCTTATGTTCCTGAACGAGCTGCCAACCGTGGGGATCTCGGACGCAAGATGTCCAAAAAAGAGTTTGACGCTCTTGAACGGTAACGATGTGCTCAAGATAAACTATGAATAAGAAAAGGCTCCAGCCACAAGATGGCTGGGGCCTTTTATATTGATCCGAGAGGCACCTGAACGCACAATCGTCAGCCGTCCAAATCTCTGCCCAGTCAGATCCATGATACTCTTCATCGATTATTTTGCCGTGTTCTCTTTCCGCAAGCAGCCGCAGGATTTCCTTTTTCCATGTGTCAGCGAACTTCCAATTACATACGCAATATTGCCGCAGTCACACTGGCATTCCCATATGATGAAGCCACGTTTTCTCTCTTCTGTGGGCCGAACGGCAATAAGCCGGCCAAATCTCTGGCCGGTCAGATCCATGATATTTTTGGATGAGCGTTTCGCTGCATCCTCTTTCCGCAAGCAGCCACAAGATCTCGTATTGCCATATGTCAGCTTGCTTCCAACTACATAAGCGGTATTCCCACAGTCGCACTTGCACTCCCATACGACGAATCCTCGTTTTCGCTGCTCTGTGGGTCGGATCGCAACAAGCCGGCCGAATCGTTGTCCGCTCAGATCTTTCATTTGCATTTCTCCGTCAAGCAATGACCGGCCTTCGGAAGACCACCATCGTATTTGCACACACCTGTCAACCATTGCGCCCTACTCGGTTTCGTTTCGCGCATCGCAGCAAGACTTCTGAAACTCCTATTTCCTTGTTTGGCTTCTTATTCTTGCCATATTTTCTTTTCGCAGACAACCGCAAGATGTTGTATTCCCGTTTTTCAGCGCAGTTCCTATAACAAAGACCGTATTTCCGCAGTCGCATTTACATTCCCACACGACTTTCTCATTCCTTCGCTGATCAGTAGGCCGAACGGCTATGAGCCGGCCAAACCTCTGTCCGGTCAAATCTGAGATTCTTTTTTTTGCAATATCTGCTGCCTTCTCCTTTTGCAAGCAACCGCAGGATTGTGTATGGCCACATGCCAGCTTTCTGCTGCTTACATACGCAATACTGCCGCAGTCACACTGGCATTCCCATATGACGCAAGTCCCTTGCTTCTGCTCTGTGGGCCTGATTGCCGTCAGTCGCCCAAACTTCATACCGGTCAAGTTCTTCATGAATTATCTTGTGCCCCTTGTTCTTCTTGTGCGGCGGGAGGATTAAGTCTATGTATTCGCGCAGCCGTTTCCCTACGCAGGCAACCACAGGATTTCGTGTTCCCATAATTCAGCGAGGAGCCCCGGACAAACACGGTGCTACCACAATCGCAGCGGCATTCCCAAATAAGATTACCGCTTTTCCGTTTTCCGCTGGCTCCACCGTCTTCTACTCCCTGTTGTATACGATTAAGTTCTTCAGCAGGACGGATCGCGGTTAATCTGCCGAACCGCTGCCCCGTCAGATCTTTTCTTTTGGCATTATGTTCTTTTCCCATGCACCCGCAGGACTTAGTCGTCCCGCCTGTCAGCGCACCACGCTTTATATACACCGTGCTTCCACAATCACATTTACATTCCCACACGACAAAGCCGTTTTTGCGCATCTCTGTCGGCTGGATCGCAACAAGGCGTCCAAATCTTTGTCCAGTTAAATCTTTCATGATGTTGCCCTCAGTTCTACACTTCACGCTCTATCCATGCGTGATAAGGAGCACCACCGGGGATACCATCTATCCAACCAGTTTCCTGCTCCAGACGAATATGGACTGGGTTGCTGCACTCTATCATTATTCCGTTTCTTCGGCATCAGGCGGGAGGATTCCGAATAATGATTGTGCAGCCTTCTCCCGGTGGTATCGCTCTACCACTTCCCTATCCACTTTCCGGCGCTCTACAGCGCTCAGGCTGGCACAACGGTCGCAAAGGGTAAGATACCAGCCTGACTTGCTAACAGGCCGGCCAGGGCCGCCACACGCCTCGCAAACGCCATTGGCCGCCTGTTCCATCTGCTGAGCGATCTGATACAGGGTTTTGCGTGTATCATCGTTCTCAGTCATGATATCGGCTCGGAGGGTTCCGAACTTCTCTTTGACCTCCACGGTGCAATCCGGGTCTATTGTGTGGGCTTCTTCCATATAGCGGTCGATGATGGACCACCAGCCGGGTCCGACGAGATAGGGCCTATCCATGTCAATTACGCCGTTAGGATACTCTTCCTGCTCCAGCTCACCGGCAGCGATGGCGTTGGAAAGATAGTCTTGCAGCTCATAGCAAGCCGCCAGGGCCTTCACTTTGCGATAATCCGGGATATGGAGCTCCGGGTCATCGTGATCCATCTCCAACTTTGCTTGCAGTTCCATGATGGCGTCATACATTCCGTTCAAATCCATATTTTATTGCCCTCCTTCCGCACAGAAGCCCAACACCAGGGCTTTGAAATGCAGATAGGCTTCATGTGGCGTATCGAAGCGATGTGTTGCCGGAAAAAGTGCAGACAACTGTATCGATGCGTCTGGGTCTTCCCCTCGTTGTCTGGTCCAATCTGCAAACTGTCTCAAAAGCCCCTGCAGATATTTCTTGGCGTCCTCACGCTCTCGAAAATGGTAAATCTCCACGTCATAGTAAAACTCGTCGTTGATCTTGTCATACACCAAAGCCAAATCGTTATCCGTCCAGATAGTTATGTCGGCGCCTGTAAACTCAACACCGGACTTAACGCCCCACACCATTTCAAGTCCTCTCACGTGGACCACTCCCCTATTTTATGTCATGGCCGGGCCAGAACCTCCTGCAACAGTCTTGCGTCGGCCAAATGATATGACGCTCAATTCCCGTTTATTTTTCAGGTTTCAACAAATATGCCTTCATAAAGGTTTATTTTCTTTTACTTTTATAAATCTCGTTTAGGATTTGATTGACCAGGTAAGAGCGGGACACACCTCTTTCAGCTGCATCCTCGTCCAGGATCTTGACCAACTCTTCGTCGCCATAAGTAGAAAAAGTAATCTTTTTAGCCTTCTTTTTCTTTTTTCCGACGATCTGATCCAGTATGTCGATAGAAGGCTCAGAAGCGGCCTGTACGGGCTTTTTCGGCTTGGGGGTGTTAGTAGTCGTCTTAGCCTCTTTTTGCGGCTCCTGGGCCGTTTTCGCGGGCTTCTGAGTGGGTTCCGGCGTTTCCGGTGTTACGTTTTCGGTTTTGCCTGCTTCAAAAGCTTCCTGGGCAATGCGTTTCTCTGCCATCTTTTCTGCCATCAATTCGGCTTTTGTTTTTGCCATCTTACTTCATCTCCTTCAAAATCTCTTTGACAAGGGCGTAATAGTCCTTGGCCGGCTTGCTCTTGGGCGCATATTCCGAAAGGGTTTGCGCGAAGCCATTAGCCTCCTGAACAACAACTGCGGTTCGGATGCGGGTTTTCAGAACCTTGGTTCCGATCTGCTTTGCGATAGCTTCGATATCCTTTCCCATGTTGGAATTGAATATGGTGCGACCGTTGAACATGGTAATTACAATGCCGATGATCTTCATTTCTGGGTTATACTTTTTCCGGATATCCTCGATGCTTTCGTGAAGCTGGCCGATACCCTGGGCACATTCAGATGTGGCCCAAGAAGGGATCAATACATAATCAGCGGCACAGAGCGCCATAGAGGGCATTATGCCTACAGAAGGCGGCGTGTCGATGATGATGAAATCGTATCGATCCCGGACGGACAGTAGCGCCGCGGACAGCCGGTAGATATCATCCTCTTCAGCAAAATCGTTGCTGGCATCACCCAGCTGCTTGTCGGCAATAATGATATCCAGGTTGGTCCGGACGGTCTGAATGGCGTCTGCCGTTTCCACGTCGCCGGTCAAAACATCGTAGATCGTTACGGCTTTGAAATCTGCGCCAAGGTTTCGGGAAAGATTTCTGGACGGGTCTGTGTCGATCAGCAGGACCCTTTTTTTCATTTCAGCCAGATAGGCTCCGACCTCTTTTGCTGTTGTAGACTTAGCTACTCCGCCTTTCTGAACGGTTGTGGCGATCACCAGTGCCATTTGAGTTCCCCTCTTCTCCATTGGTTTTCTATTGGAAATCTATTGTTATTTCTGTTAGAAAACCAATAGTTTTAATAATTGGATTGTATTTTCTAATGAGTTTCTAATAGAATTGTATTAGATGTTCTATTAGAACTGAAATAGCCATTCTATTGGAAAAACAATGGTTTTCTATTGGAAATCTATTGTTTTGTCTGTTAGAAAGCTAATAGTTTGTAATATTTGAATTGTGTTTCCTAATGGGTTTCCAACAGAACTCTAATGGCTGTTTTATTAGAGTTGCAATAGATTTTCTATTGGAAAAACAACATATTTTTAATAAAAACATAACACACTTTCAACGGCATGTCAATATATTCTCATTGTTTTTCTATTGAATATGCAATAGGATTTTATTGTTTTTATATTAGAAATACATTAGGATTACATTTCATTTCAGATAATATTTCAATATTTATCTAATGTTTTTTTAATGGAAACACATTAGTAAACCAATATATATTTAACAGATTTCCATTTATTTTCTATCAATAAGTTAATAGAGCATCAACAGAAATATGTTGTGTTTTTGATGGAAGTTCTTTTTATTTAACATGAATCTTAGGAACATAGTTGTTTGTGAACATAGTTTCTAACCTACATGCTTTGTATAGATCTTAAACCCCTTTTATCAAAATAAACAGACTAACCAGCAATCTGGCGAACGGATGTATCTTACATTATACCGCTATCGAAAAGTCATAACGATGTAGGGGCAAAAAAAGAATTTCTTGTTTGTTAGTTTATTTATAAAGTATTTATTATCTTGTTTGTTTCTTGTTTATAGGGACGCATAAAGCCAGTAATTTCAAGGGTTTCCGAAGATTAAAGTCATAGACTTGTAGGGGTAAGGACATAGACTTGTAGGGGTAAGGACATAGACTTGTAGGGGTAAAGCTATAAAATTTACATACCTAAAGTCATAAAAGTTGCAGAGCAAACAGAATAAGGTCATAGAAGTTGCAGGCCCAAAAAACGAAAAGGTCATAGAAGTTGCAGGCCTAAATTGTTTAAAGGTCATAAAAGTTACAGGGTAAAAAAGAGAAAAATAGCATACAAGATATAGGGTGAAGATGATAAAAAGCCATACAAAATACAGAGTTAAGAAGAAAAGTAGGAGTTCAAGAAACTATTTAAAGGTCATAAAAGTTACAGGGCAAAAAGGAAAAGGTCATAAAAGGTGCAGGGCTATAAAAGGTAAAAGGTCATAGAAGTTGCAGGGTTATAAAGGGTAAAAGGCAAAAGGTCATAGAGTTTGCAGGGCAAAATAGTATGACAAGCTCCAAAAAACAACTACCTACAACCACAAAAAGACATAACTTTATATTGACATTATGACTTATGTGTTGTATAGTGCCTGTAAGGAGGGTCGAATCATGCTTAAAGAGAACAATTTAGTCGAAAAATCAAAAGCTTTGGTGTGGGCACAGTTCAAGGATTATGGAACCGGAGAGTTAAAGATCCTGGATACATATTTGTCACGCATCAATGCAAGAGATCCCGACTCTTCTTACGTGATTTTCACGAAGAAAGAATATGCTGAATTGATGGGGCTAGATGGTGACCTTCGAACAAGTCAGCTGAAAAATTATACACGTGGTCTTTTGGCGAATGTTGTAACACTTGAATTACCCAATGAAAAAGGTTATGTGCAATATCCGCTGTTTTCAGAGGCAAAATGTAGATATGACGAAAAAGCCAATCAAACGGTCGTCGAAATTGATTGTAATCCGAAGCTCAAACAGGTTTTTTTTGATATTGCCGAAGACGGTTATGTGCGGTATCAGTTGAAAAATGTTATTGCTTTGCGTAGTCAGTACAGCATTCGCCTTTATTCAATTCTGAAGGATAGACCGTTTGGCTGGAATGTAGAAGTGGACAACCTGCGAAAGCTTATTGGTGCGACTTCTCCGACTTACGACGAGTTCAAAAGATTTAACGGTCTTATTTTAAAGAAATCTGTCGAAGAAATCAATGATGTAACAGATATTACTGTTGAGATGAAAAGCGTCAGAAAAGGACGATCTGTATCATCAATTGAGTTCAAGATTACTAATAAAACCATCATAAAGCAGCTTCCACCGGACGAGAAAACGATTGAGGTTGAAGTAGAACCAGAAGACGAAAGCTCACAGGTTGCGGATCCGTTTGCTGTACCTGATGCCGATGACGAACTGGCCATCTGTACCGAGGCCTTACCGGAAGGCTTCACCCGAGATCAAGTAGAGGCACTACGTTTTATGGCTCTCAAAATCGTACCATTTGATCCACATGACAATATTCCTTATGAATGCAGATTAGCTGAGTATCTTCGTAGCAAGGTATTGTTGATGAAAGCGTCCACAAAACCGGTGGAAAAACCGTTCGGATGGCTCAGAAGTGTTATTCAAAGCGATTTAAAAAACCATTGATAGCAAAAAATACGTTCTTTAGTTTGCTGTCGATTTTTTGACAAGCAAAACCTAAATAATTATAACTGAAATAATTTTCAAAAAAATATTGCTCTACGGCCTTTGATTTGGTACCGTTTAATTAGACGGACAAATCGAGGGCCGTTTTTTTTGACCCATTTTGTATGGTTTAACGGTACTTTGAGTATGGAAAGGAGAGTGCCCCTATGACTGAAAAGCTCACACACTGGAAGCAGACACAACACCCCGATTATTTAGGCACTTGGGCGCTCCAACCAAGAGAAGAGCCGGTGCTGACCATCACGGCTGCCGGTGTAGAAAAAGTTGTCGGAACGGACGGAAAAAAGGAAGAATGCCTTGTTATTCGTTATAACGGTGATGTTGGCCCTGGCAAGATGATCGTCAATGCAACCAATGCCAAAGCCATATCCAAAGTCGCTGATTCACCATTTTTGGAGCAATGGCCAGGCGTGAAGATTCAAGTCTACTCTGAAAAGGTCAAAGCATTTGGAGAGGTTGTTGATGCGATACGGGTCAAGCCTTTCAAAGTAAAAGAGATGAAATCTACACCAAAATGTTCAGCTTGTGGCGGTGAAATTAAGCCCGCCTATAACAAATCGATAGAGGCGCTTGCTAAATACACTCTTGAGAAGTTTGGCGCTCCTATGTGTGCTCCTTGCGCAGAAAAGCGTGTTTCTGAAGGCGAGGACAATCAGGGATGATCCTGACTGAAGAAAATTACTATGGATGCGAAGCCACACAGAAATACATGTCCGTCAGCCAATTCAAAGCCTTTCAAACCTGTGAGGCTGCGGCTTATGCAGAAATTCTCGGACTCTATAGCAGACCGACATCAACGGCCATGCTGGTAGGTTCTTATGTGGACTCGAAACTGGAGGGTTCTGAATCTTTCGAAAGGTTTGTTTCGGAACATCCGGCAATCTTCAAGAAAGATGGTTCTTTAAAATCCGAGTTCGCTCAAGCAGAGAAGATCTATCAACGCATTCAGTCAGATCGGCTGCTCTCTTTATTGCTATCCGGCCGCAAACAAGTCGTGCTCCAGGGAGAAATCGCCGGTGTTCCATTCAAAGGAAAAATAGATAGCCTGCTGGATGTCGAAACCTGTCAGGTGATTATGGAAGAGTTCCCCCAGACCATAGAGGTCTTGGGGGGACCTTTTTGCATAGGGGCTATCGTCGATGGGAAAGTCATGCGCTCATTCGAGCCAATATGGTCTGAAAAAGAGGGCCGAAAGGTCACATGGGTCCAATCGTGGGGATACATATTGCAAGGAGCCGCATATCAGGCCCTAGAAGGCACCTACAAGCCGTTTATTCTTGCCGGGGCATCCAAGGAGCCTGAAACCGATTTAACCGCCCTGTACGTCCCTCAGAGCGAATTAGAGGTAGGTTTGCGCATCCTGGAAGAAAATGCGCCCCTTTATCAGGAAATTAAGTCGGGTAATCGAGAGCCTTCCCGATGTGAGAACTGCGCATACTGTCGCAGAACAAAGAAATTAACCAGTATTAACCACTACAAGGAGGGCTACTATGTCTTTGAATAAAATCATCATCATGGGCCGTTTGGCGCAAGATCCTGAAATCAGACAGGTTTCTTCCGGTTCGAGCGCAGCCAATTTCACACTGGCCGTCGCCCGTGATTTTAAAAATAAGCAAACCAACGAGCGTGAAACGGATTGGATCGATGTGGTCGCTTGGGACAGCAAAGCTGATTTTGCCAAGAATTATTTGAGCAAAGGTCGCAATGTTGTCGCAGAAGGACGCCTTCAGATCCGTAAATGGGAGGACAGCGAAGGGAAGAAACGCACCTCCGCAGAAGTAGTCGCCAGCAACCTTTATTTTGCGGATTCTAAGCAGCAATCAACAGCTGAGTCCACAAACGATATGATCACCGACGACATACCGTTTTAAGGGAGGGATCTCATTTGGAGAGAGATTTCACCTTCCGAAGAGGCGATATTTGCTGGTACCGTGACCCGATGCCGAGTGGCGATAGTTACGTGTTACACGAAACTCGGCCCGCTGTGGTCATATCGTCCGATACATACAACGAAAAATCAGGTACGGTGGTCATCATTCCGATGACGAGGAACACCACTCGCCGTTGTTTTTCCAATCAAATTGATATTGTGATAGACGGCATACGCAGCCGTATTCGCTGCGATCAAGTCCGTGTGACGGATAAATCAACCTTGTTTCCGCCCCATGCGAAGCTGGACGATACAGCCCTGGAAGCGCTGGAGGATGCACTTCTGAATGCATTAGGCTTCAACATGGAGAAAAAATCAACCGCTACCCTGGCGGTGATGTATGATTGTTGACGCTCCGAGACTATCAGCAAGATCTATATAACAAAACAAAGGCAGCGTTCCGAGAAGGAAAGCGCCGGGTATTGGTCTGTGCTCCATGTGGCGCCGGAAAAACAGCCATTGCTGCCGCGATGATGCAGGCTGCCCTGGATGGCAATAGGGAAGGGGAGTGCCTGATGCTGGTCCACCGGCTTGAGCTGATGAACCAGCATATCGAAACTCTGGCCGGGTATGGAGTAGACACCTCCCGTATTCGGATCGCATCCGTTTTTACGGAAGCCCGCCGCCTGGGGAAGCACAAAACCCCTCTTTTGTTAGTTCTGGATGAAAGCCATCTCGCCCGTGCGGCCAGTTGGGAAAAGGTTGTGGAGCATTACAATACATGGACAGTTGGGTTTACGGCCACGCCGGTAAGACTCGATGGTCGCCCGCTTAACCCACCCTTCGAAACGCTTGTTCAAGGCATCACACATAAGGAATTGGAAGCGATAGGGCGGTTGGCACCTTACGACTATTACGCGCCTTGCGAGCTGGATCTATTCCATGTAAAAAAGCGTGCCGGCGACTATGCTGCCAATGAACTGGAAGACTTGGTATGTAACCGCACCATTTATGGCGATGTATTGAAATCCTATCGGAAGTTTGCGGAAGGGAAGAAGGCTATTGCGTTCTGTGTGAGCGTAAGGCACAGCAGGGAAGTGGCTGACATGTTCAATGCGGCCGGAATCCCTGCAGCCAGTTTGGACGGTTCCATGAGCAAAGCGGCTCGGTCAGAGATTATGCGAAAATTCCGTGAAAAAGGGATTCAAATCCTGACCAGCTGCAACATCATTTCGGAAGGGATCAGTGTGGATGAGTGTGAGTGCTGTATGCTGCTCAGACCCACAGATAGCTTGGCTTTGTATATCCAGCAAGCGTGTCGCTGCCTTCGGTATATGGACGGCAAACGGGCTGTTATCTTAGATTTCTGTGGGAACTACTCACGGCATAACCTTCCGAGTTCTAATAGAGAATGGAATATAGTTTCTAATATAAAACCTAATAGAGAGTTTAACCCGGATGGATCTCTCACGCTCCGTGTTTGTGGGTACTGTTTCAAAACCTTCGAAACGGCTCCGAATTGCCCGTTTTGTGGGGAAGAGTATGAGTTGAAGCCACGTGAAATCAAGCAAATGCGTGAGGTGGCGCTGGCTTGTATCGACAAAGAAAAGTTCGAAGCCGAGCAAGCCAGAAAAGCCCGAGTTGCCATAGATATTCGGAATGCCCGGTGTTTCGAAGACCTGCTCCGGATAGAAAAAGTATATGGGTATGGTAGGGGATGGGCCAGAATACGGGCCAGGCTGAGAGGGTACCCATACTAAGACAAGCTATTCCTCCTGAGGATACTGGCGGTACTTGTCGATTAGCAACAAATCATAACCGTATTGGATTACACGATTTCGCCCTTCTTGGTTTAGTTCTAATAGTTTTGGCATGAAACACGAATCAAAACTTTCGATATTCACTTCTTCCGGGAATATCAAGAACCAAGGGGATACGCCGAAGCGCAGATAAAATCTACGTAGCACGTCAGTTTTGAAATTGACAATTGCTCCTGATTCATATTTTTGGATTGCTGATTTTTTCACGCCCAGAATATCGCCTAATTCTTCCTGCGTTAAGTTATTCTGGGCGCGGATTAGTTTAATAATTTCACCTGTTGTTGCCAATGTAAGACCTCCAAGAATTACCACTATTCTAATGATTAATATCTATATTACTATCATGATGTATTAAAAATACGCAAGTACAAATATTTTCCTATCTATAAGCGTATTTTAAATACACCTTTCGTGGAGAGATGCTAAATGTCCAAAAGCGAGCACAGAATCCAGGACGAAGTGCGAAAACTCGTTTCAGAACATTGCAAAGGAGTCATTTTCCGCACCAATGCTGGATCTGCATATGCTGGAGATAAGATTTTCAGCCCGGAATATGGGCAGCACATATTAAAAAATCTCAGACCATATAAAGGGTTGCCGAAAGGCTTTCCCGACTTACTATACATAGGCCCAGGCCAAACGACTATTTTTATTGAGGTTAAAACAGACACAGGTAAATTAAGCAAGGAACAGGAACGTTTCCATGCGATGTTAAACCGCAATGGTTTCCCCGTCTGCGTAGCCCGCTCGGCGAGGGAGGCTGTTGATTTTGTCAATAACAGGGAGGCGTTATCGTGACGATCAACTATGACAAGCTGCAAGATTCTTTAGAGTATATAAAGCGTCTTTGTGAGGACCAACAAAACGGGTGTGCCGGTTGTCCATTGGGAGATAAATATGGCACGTGTAAGTTATCCATTGCTCCTACAGAATGGAGACCCCGTCATCCGAAAACAGATGCTTTTCGGGTACTAGAATAGTTAAAACTACATAGCAGGAGTGATTCAACGTGAAAGTAAACGTTCAGAATATTCCCGAATCGCTCCGCAATCATGCGCTTTGGTGTTGTTGGAAACTGGAGGATCGGAATGGGAAACCCACAAAGGTTCCTTATAATCCGCTCTCTTCCGGGCGTGCGATGTCCAATAACCGGAGCACATTCGGAACCTTTGAGCAAGCCGTTTTCGCCAGAGATATGAAGGGATATGACGGAATTGGCATCGGGATCTTTGATGAAATCTGTGCCATAGACATTGATCACTGTATTCAGGACGGCGTCTTCAGTGAGCTTGCCAAAAAAGTATATTCCATAATGGACAGCTATACCGAAATCAGTCCGTCAGGGGAAGGCTTGCGCATCCTGTTTCGAGCACCTGGTTTTCGGTACGAGAAAGATAAATATTATATCAATCATCAAAAAATAGGTCTGGAAATCTATGTTTCCGGCTTCACAAACAAATACGTTACGGTCACGGGCAATACTGTACATCCATGCGGGATAGAAAACCGCACAGAGGAGTTACAGAAAGTCCTTGACCTTTTTATGTGCCGTGATGTTCCGCAAAATCAGATTTTGACGAAGGAAACTCATCTTCCAGCTGTCAGTCTGAGCGATCAGGAGCTTTGCATGAGGGCAGAAAATGCCAGTAACGGCCACCTGTTTCGAACCCTCATGTCCGGCAATACCATGGGGTACGACGGAGACCACAGCAAAGCGGATTTGGCCCTTTGCAACCTCCTGGCGTTCTATACCAAAGATGCGCACCAAATTGACCGAATCTTTAGAAGTTCCGGACTTATGCGAGAAAAATGGGACCGGAAAACAGGGAGCAGCACCTATGGAGAAATAACCATCCAGTGTGCGTTGAGTCGTGTAATGGGTCAATACAGCCCCCGGCCGGAGCAAGCTATGAATGCGCCTTCTGAACCTATAACAACGGTCGTTCCGAAAGAAGGCGATATCGGTGTCCCGGTCGGACCCCACGATGTGCTTCTGATCCCGACCAAAAATGGGTATGAAAAGTCGGCTCGGAATGCCCTTCGTATCCTCCAGCAAGATCCAACCTTGGCCGACCGGATTTACTACGATTCTTTCCGCTGTACGATTCGTGTCCGGGGGCAGCTGCCATGGCCAAGTGAACCCGGCCCGCGCGACTGGGATAACTCGGACGATTCGATGCTTCGAAACTATGTGGAGAATTATGTGGTGGATATTGCCCATACAAAGGTCAATGACGCCCTTACGGAGGCTGCGAAACATTGCGCCACTGACCCTCTGAGAGACTTCCTGGATGGGTTGGAATGGGACGGCAAGCCCCGCATCGCCACCGCGCTGAATGAGTATCTGGGCGTGGAGCAGTCGGAATGGTCCGCACGGGTTCTGAAACACTGGTTGGTGGGCGCCGTCACGCGAGGGTACGAGCCAGGCTGCAAGCTGGATGAGGTACTGTTGCTCTATGGAGGGCAAGGGGTAGGGAAGAGCACCTTCATCTCCCGATTTTGTCCGGACACTGACTTTTTCCTTGAAAACCTTGCCCGTATTGATGATAAAGATGCCCTGCAGGTGCTCCGCGGGAAATGGGTCGTTGTCTTCGATGAGATGTTAGCCCAGAAACGGAGCGATATGCGTGAACTTTCGAAGTCCTTTCTTGTAAGTCGGGTCGATACGTTCCGGCCCGCTTACGGCCGGAGATTTGAGAATCATAAACGCCGCTGCTGTTTTGCGGCAACAACAAACGAAAAATATATGCTGACCGACCGTACCGGAAACAGGAGGTATCTTCCGGTCACATGCAATAAGAATATGGCCACTAAGAACCATCTGATTTTCGATTATTCCGAAGAGTCCACAAACGAGTTTATGCAGATGGTGGCCGAAGCTGTCTGGATCTACAAGAACGAGGATTACACACTGGCGGTCACAGGCGAGTTTTTGGCGATGCAGAACCAGGAACTTGCTCGGTACTTGGAAGAAGATAGCCGAGAGGGTCTAATTTCGGCGTATTTGGCCCAAACGACCGCAGAGAGGGTTTGTATACCGAAGATCTCTTTTGAGGCGCTAGGAGGCTCTAAAACGCCAAGCAAGCGTGAAGTGAACGAGCTCCATGAGCTGATGCGTGGAATGCCAGGATGGACTCTTTATGATAAAAATGGTGGCCGCGCCCGTTGTGGGGAGTACGGCATCCAAACTTGTTATGTCCGCCGTGTGCAACCGCCACCGCCTAACACCACACTTATGAAAGGGGAGCTTTTATAAATGGCATGGACCACACAACTGGAACGCGCCGCTGCAGATGGCAAATCTATCCCTTCAGGTCTAACGACAGGGGAGATGGCCTTGTATGTAGCTATCCGCGGGTTATATAGCCAGGTAAGAAGTGGCGCGTTGGATAAAGAAACCGCACGTAAGGAAAAGAAACGCTTGATCACTGAGTTTAGCAAAGTGGAAGGGATGCTGAACTCTATGGAACGCTCTCGCAAGGCTTTGGCATGGCTGAATGTAGAGATCGAAGAGGGCGACTGCCCGAAATGCCGTGAACTGAAAAAGATGATCATGCAGTTGGAAAACTGCTTCTGATAGGAGGAAACACCATAATGGAAAGCTACTGCGGAAACTTCCGTTGCGCCAAATATGACGAAACAAACGATTACTATGCGACAGAGCCGAAAGCGACGGAGCTGCTTCTGGAGTTGGAGAAGTTTTCCGATAAAATCTGGGAGCCAGCCTGTGGCGAAGGTCACATGGCCGAAGTGCTCAAAGCGCATGGTTATGAAGTGGTGGCGACCGATCTGATCGACCGGGGCTATGGTAAAGGCGGCGTGGATTTCCTTTCGGTTGTGCCTCGCAATGACGGCTACGACTGCGACATTGTTACGAACCCGCCCTATAAATACGCCCGTGAGTTTGTCCAAAAGGCGCTGGAACTGGTTCAGCCGGGTCGGAAAGTGGCAATGTTTCTGAAACTTCAATTTTTGGAGGGTCAGGCCCGCCGCATTCTGTTCCGTGATAACCCGCCTATGACGGTATACGTCAGCTCCAGTCGACTCCAGTGCGGAAAAAACGGCGTGTTTGAAGGGAGTTCCACTGTGGCCTATGCCTGGTATATCTGGCAGAAGGGTCACATCGGCCCCACTTACATCAAATGGTTTAACTAAGGAGATAAAGTCATGGATTACCTAGATATTATACGAAGAGCTTTTTGGGGGAGTGTGATTGTCTTGGTGTGCTTTATCTGTCTTACAGGCTGAAACTAAAGGAAGGACGTGTAGCGATTGAGCATGACTTTAGGTAGTTTGTTTGACGGCTCAGGCGGGTTTCCGCTGGCCGGCAGTATGTGTGGTTTCAAACCGCTGTGGGCTTCTGAGATAGAACCTTACCCCATCGCTGTGACCCGCAGCCGTTTTCCTGATATGCAGCACTTGGGCGATATCAGCAAGATAGACGGTGGGAAGATCCCGCCGGTGGATATCATCACCTTTGGTTCACCTTGCCAGGATTTATCGGTGGCAGGGAAGAGGGCTGGCCTGAAACATGAGGGCCATGGTGATGAAGAAACGACCAGAAGTGGACTGTTTATGGAAGCCGTCCGAATTATTAAAGAAATGAGGAAAGCTACCGATGACAATTATCCGAGATTCGCACTCTGGGAAAACGTACCGGGTGCCTTCAGCAGCAACAAAGGGGAGGACTTCCGCGTCGTCCTCGAAGAACTTATCAAAATTGTCGAGCCGGATGCCGTTATGCCTGACGTTCCGGAAAAAGGATGGGCATACGCAGACAGTTTCCGGGGAGACGGATGGAGTCTTTCTTACCGAGTTTTTGACACGCAATACTGGCCCCGCACCCCTCAGCGCAGAAAACGTATATACCTTGCAGCAGATTTTGGAGGTCAATGTGCCGGGGAAATACTCTTTGAGCGCGAAGGCTTGCGAGGGGATTATGCGACGGGCCGAGCGCCGTGGGAAGACGTTGCCACCGGAACTGAAAGCGGCATTAGAGGAGACGATCAGGCAGTCACATACGGTGTCGTAACCAAAGGAAACGGAGATTGCTTCCTCTCAAAAGAACGGCATACGTCGTTATCAACAGGAGGTGGACAAGCAGGGCAGGGATATCCATGTGTGATGCAGCCTATCGCCTACGAAAGTCATCCCCAAGAAGGAACGGCTGACACCCCGATTATCTGTATGGCTACCCAACAAGGGGGCGCCGAAATCACAGAGAATGGGGTATGTCCTACCATTACAGCCGCGGCCGGCATGAGTGGGAATAATCAACCGTGGATCTGCTGGCCACAAAAAGCTCACACCCTATCGGCTCGGCATGATGGATCACCACAGCCAGATAAGGGGAATGGCGCCAATATTATCGTCCAGGCCGCGGGTTTCAAGGCTGGCCAAGGTGTAAATGCTCGCAGTATCGGTTATGAAGAGGAACGCACCCCGACAATCGCGGCAGAGGCTGGTGGAAACAGTATCCCATCGGTATGTATCACGGAAGCTCTGCCATTCGACACCACACAGGTCACCAGTCCCCAGAACGGCTGCCATCCGAAATGGGGAGATCCGTGCCATCCACTTGCATCTCAGGCACACGCCCCATCCGTGGTGGCTGCCGTCTATGATGCCAGAGGCAATGGTGATGGCCAGATTGTCAGCACGATCACCGGTGACCATAACGGACATATTTCAGACTATACCGCTGTTGTAGTCGAACCAGCTTACAGTATTCAGGGCAATACTGTGGACCGTGAAGCCAAGCAAAATGGGATGGGGATATCGAAAGATGTTGCCCATACACTGAATGCCACAGACCGCCACGTCACCGCTTTCTCGATGCAGAGCTTTGGTGATTATAAAGAAAGTGACCAAGCCAGCGGATTGAAAGCCAGGGATTATAAGGATGCAACCGATTTGGTCATTGAGCAGAACGGCTTTCAGAACACAGGTCAGGGCTGGTGGAATGACGAGGAAATCGCAGCCACGTTACGGACGCCATGTGGCGGAGATTCGACAAAGGCTAATGTGATTGTCAGCAGGGAAGAGGCATTCGGTGTGGATTGCCGCAACATGAATGAGTACCCAGAACTATACCCTACGCTCCAAGCCAAACCGAACGGTGGCCAATCCCTCAATTTCTCCGGAGCTGTCCGGGTTCGCTATATCGTTCGCCGCCTGACGCCGACCGAGTGTGCAAGGCTGCAAGGCTTTGCAGACCGTTGGGGCGATATTGACTGGAAGGAAGACTTCACTGATGAAGAATACCGTTTCTGGCTGGATATTCGAAACACCCACGCCGCCATCAATGGCAAAATGGTCAAGGATTATACCAAGGCACAAATGTTGAAATGGTATAACAAGCTCGGAACGGACAGCGCAGAATATAAAATGTGGGGAAACGGGCTGGCGCTTCCACCTACATTGTATGTCATGCAGGGGATCTACGATGCGGCGAAAAAGAATACCGCAGCCTAAAAACACCTAATTATATACATTAACGAGCACTGCCTTACTTCGGAAGGTGGAAAAACCACCTCCCTCGACGGCTTTCAGGGGGATACCCCCTATGACCCCTATCCTCGATCCTGGCCACCGCCTACCGGCGGGACCGTATCGAGTTGCTGCGCAACCGGCTTCGCCTCGAAGTAAATGCAAACATACTATTTATTATAGAGTGGTGATGGAACATGAGCGATGATGAGATAATCGTTGTTGATGCTGAGATTATCGAAGACATTCCAGACTATAATGTGGCGGTACCGGTCGTGAATCCGGAAGATCTTCCGGAAGGCGCTGTTTCGGCACCGGACCCTAAGCGATTACGACAAGGTTATTTCCAGAAGGGGGGGAGGGGAGGCCCCGGCCGGAAACGGATCTACCAAACCCCCGAAGAAATGGAAGCCGTCTGTAATGATTATTTTATGAGTCTCCTGGTAGCCGTACATAATCCCACGACCGGTCAGATGGATTACAGCTGGAAGACGGCACCGACCATTCCAGGGTTAGCCCGAGCGTTGGGCATGACTTCTGAAGCTCTCCGCTTATACGGACTCCGTGATGAGTTTGGTGACGTGGTGGAATGGGCCAAGGACGTCATCCGTGAATATCTGGAGACCGGCGTTGTACAGCCAGGGAACCAGTCCGGGAAAATATTCGTGATGAAGAACCTGGGTTATTCCGATACCAAAACCTATACATTCGCCCCGCCTTCCAGATTGGCGGCAGCGCAGTCTCCAGAAGAGATCGCGAAGCTGGTGGATGAAGATATCGTATAAAGGAATTAGGCTCAGTCGTAACAAACTGGGCCTAATGTTACATGATTATTACATTTCTGCCAGAATTATTGACTTTACTAAAGATCGTGAATAAAATGAAGCCATAAAAATACCCCACAAGGTATTATTCCTCTGCATATCCCCTCTTTCGCAAAATCCCTTTTCTTTATTCTGATGTAAGCCAAAGGAAAACCGCCCTGCTGTTCTATCCGGAACAGATACGGGTCTGACTAGTCACGGTATGTGTGCCGGTTCGGACAAACGGAAAGAATTCCTGAGGTTTGCAAATATATTTTTTAGGAGGAAACCATCCTATGAGCAACATCAAAAAGCTGCTCGCTCTGGTCCTCGCTCTGACCATGGTCCTCTCCGTCTCCGCCATCGCTGGCTACACCGTCGCTCCCTACGGCGACGCTGCCAAGGTTGACGAAGACTGCGAGGAAGCCGTCCAGCTGCTGTACAGCCTGGATATCATGAAGGGCGACGACAAGGGCAACTTCAACCCCGAAGCCACCATCACCCGTGCTGAGATGGCTAAGATCATCTACGTCATTCTGAACTATGGCGAGGATGACAAGGCTATCAACTACACCGGCGCCAACATCTTCTCCGATGTTAAGGCTGGCGATTGGTACGAGGGCTACGTCAACTACTGCGCTACCATTAAGCTGGTGCAGGGTCGTGGCGACGGCTCCTTCGCTCCCAACGCCCCCATCACCACCGCTGAGGCTGCCAAGATGCTGCTGACCGCTATCGGTTACTCTGCCGAGAACCGTGGCTACATCGGCGCTGGCTGGGACAAGCAGGTCCTGTCCGATGCTTCCATCATCGGCCTGCTGAATGACTACAACTACAACACCACCGGCTACGCTCCCCGTCAGTGGGTTGCCGTCATGGTCAAGAACGCTCTGACCGAGGCTTACACCTACGGCACCATCGCTCCCGTTATCTTCAACGGTCTGCTGACCGGTACCAACCTGCCCACCGCTTCTTATCAGAAGATGGGCTGGAAGTACTTCGGCCTGTACGCTTGGGAAGGTATCATCACCGCTAACGAGTACGCTGACCTGTACAGCAAGGCTGCCCTGAGCGCTTCCAACACCAAGATCAATGATGGCGAGTATGTCTTCAAGAACTGGACTACCGACCTGACCGAGATCGGTGAATATCGTCGTGGTTGGGCTGTCGAAGACGGTTCCAAGGATCTGGTTGTCTACGCTACCGATGACGGCGTGAACACTGAGTTCTCCTGCGGCGGCGCTGTCACCATCAAGAAGGCCAACATCGACGGCATCAAGCTGGATAGCAAGACTGTCTACTATCAGAACTTCGAGAGCACCAAGGCTTATGAGGCTGACGATTACGTCGCTAAGGGCGATTGGCTGCGCGTTGTTGATAACGACGATGACGGCACTGCTGAGTTCGTCTTTGTCACCGAGTTCACCATGTCTTCCGTCAGCAAGATCACCAGCAGCAAGCTGACTCTGGTTGATGTTTCTGCTACCGAAGACTTTGCCACCGATTCCGAACTGGCTAAGGGCGACATCGTTGTCTACACCTATATCGATGGCACCTATTATGTTGAGGCCGCCAATGAGTTCTCTGGCGAAGTCGACAAGTACGCTTACAAGAACAAGACCCTGACCGTTGATGGTGAGGATTACGATCAGACTGAGATCGATGTCGTTGAGGGTCTGGACTACTACTATGAGCTGGAAGCTGCCCGCAAGGAGACTGAGTACACTTATTATCAGGACTTCTTCGGCAACATCGGTCTGTTTGGCCGTGACAAGGCTGATGCTGGTGAGCTGGTCCTGCTGACCGATGCTTACTATGCTAACGACCGTTACGGCAAGATCGCCGCTGTCGACGCTTATCTGGATGGCGAGATCACCGATACCGACGTTAAGACTTCTTCTTCCACCGATTGGGATCTGTTCATCGACAACACTGGTGTCAGCAATAACAACTGGGGCAAGCTGATCGAGTACGCCGACGATAAGAACGCAAACACCAACGTTGCTCGCTACACCATGGATGATGAAGGTGTTCTGTCCCTGTACACTGCCCAGACCTGGGATTATGACCACAAGGGCAACAAGGACTACGTCGTCTCCGACTATGTCGACATCGAGATGGGCAACAAGGATTGGGAAGCTGGTCAGACCGCTTACACTGGTGAGTATGTCATCAGAACCTATGATGACGACGGCAAGCTGGTTTCTACCACCAAGGAGTCCGTTCAGGTTCAGGCCAACCGCGACACTGTCTTCTACTATGTCTCTTACGCCAACGGTTATCCCGTCGTTGAGACTGTTGTTGGTTACAAGAACAGCTACGACGTGAACAAGGAACTGGCTGGCGAGATCTACGCCACCTACGCTGTTGCTACCAACGTTTCTTCCGAGTACGGCAACCTCGACGGCGATGACATGGACGAGGATGTCTACAAGTACTGGGTTGCTGATGTCATCGTTATCGAGACCAAGTATCCCGTGTTCGCTATGAACAGCGACGTGGTTCTGGGCTATGACGTTGTCAACAAGACCTATGATGACTATGCTGCTCTGGACGTCATCGCTGCCGATGCCACTCTGGACACCCTGCAGGTCATCAACAAGGACGGCGACAAGTACAACAGCTTCAAGCAGGACGGCATTGATGTTCTGGACTTCTACTGGAACACCGAGGATGAGGAAGGCGACTCTTACATCAAGAGCATTCCCGCTGACAAGTATGGCGCTTATGACATCTATGTCGGCACTCTGGGCCGTACTGCCAAGCTGAAGGACTATGTTGTGACCACTGATAACACTGTCCTGTACTACGATGCTGAGACCGTTGTTGTCTACGACATCTACGAGGGTACCCGTTACAACGGCATCACCACCGAGGATGACGATGATGAGACTCTGACCCTGTCCAAGGGCAAGACCTACATCTTCTTTGCTCCCGATAAGGAAGTTGTCTATGCTGTTCTGGTCGACGATGTTCTGACCATGGAACTGTATGACAAGATCGCTGGTGAGGGTAGCGTTACTGCCGATCAGGCTGCCGCCATCGCCGCTCTGCGTGAGTATGCTGCCGCCGCCGCTAAGGCCAACCGCATTGCTGCTGACCACAAGGACGTCGTCGCCGCTCTGGATAAGGAGATCGAGAACGTCAAGGCCGCTAAGACCGCTGACGAGATCGAAGATATCGTGAAGAACGATAACGAAAAGAAGGAGTTCGGCACTGGTATCCAGAACATCTGGGATGCTGCCTATGCCGCTGGTCAGGTTGCTAATGCCGATGCTAAGGCTGAGCTGAATAAGATTGTTGCTGCCATCAATGGCGCCACTGTCTATGTTGATGCCGAAGATTCCATCACCAGCCAGGTTGCTGATGAGGTTGAGGCTATCTACGCCGCTGCCTCTTACGACGTTACCGTTGCTATGGGCAAGTACAACATTCCCAACGACGGCCACGGTGTTGAGATTGCCGAGGCTGATGTGACCATCTGGTACGGCGAGCTGGTTGGTTTCGCCAAGGTGACCGTTCGTATCGCTTACTAATTGATTTTAAATCACCCGATTTAACTTCATAAGAATTGCCCCCGGAGGAAACTCCGGGGGCTTTCTTTATATTGAAACATTTTGAAAAATGTGGTAAAATACGCTCAGATTTGAACGGAAAAGGTGACAGGACATGAGTACGTCAATAAGCACAGTGATTGATGTTCGCTTATTCGGGGCATTGGAATTGGAGAGTGAACAAGGTTGCCTGGTCGAGAGCCGTGGGGACAAACCACGCCTTTTTTTGCTGCTGAAATATTTGTTGTTGGAGCCTCAGCGAGAAGTCGATCAGGAAGAAGTGCTCCAACAAGTATGGAACGATAGGCCGGTGGTCGGCTGCACAGGTAGGGTTCGGTTGCGCCGTTTACGAGAAACGTTGGAATTTCTTCAGCCGGAAGGTGGCAATAGCCTCATAAACTTCCAAGCCGGAAAATACAGCCTTAATCCTGATTACACATTGCGTTTTGACACAGATGTTTTTTTATCACTGCTGAAACAATCGGAAAACTTCTCTTTGACCGATCCGGAAGGTCTGAAGCTCTGCCAGGATGCCCTGGAGTTGTTTCGCGGCCCTCTGTTAGAATATACCAAAAATGCACCTTGGTTGACAGGGTACCGGAATTATTATCTGCGTGAGTTTATCCGCTTGGGTCGTGAAATGCTGAAGCGGATGAGAGCAATGAACGTTACTGAACCGGTGCAGCCGCTTTGTTCCCAAGCACTCATGCTTGTTCCTGAGGACGAAACACTGCATAGAGATATTATTGAGTTTCTGATGGATAACCAGTTGGGGAAGGAATTAATCCAGCACGTGAAGTCGCTGATTTCTACCGATAAAGCCAAGTGGTTGTATGCTGTTCAGGATCCCAAACTGAAAGAAATGACAGGGTGTGAAGAACTATCCGAGGATCCTCATATAGTTCATATCAAGCTTTTTGGTGATGTTGAGCTACGTAACATTTATGGTCATCTCATTGAAAATCGTTCCAGGACGCCGTTTCTTTTACTGAAATATCTACTGATGAATCCCCGGAAAGAAATAACAACGGATGAGATCTTACAGCTGTGGCCACCCATGAGCCCGGACTCTAATCCGCAGGCTACCGTGACGATCCGGCTGACGCGGGCCAGAAGCGCCCTGGAGCCGTTGAAACTGAATAAGAAGACCGGACTTATTAGCTACCACAAAGGCATATACAAGATCAATCCCTCCTATATCCTCAAACGAGACGTTGATGAGTTCGGGGATATCTTGAGTTCGTTGCCATCTTATAACCTGAATGATCCGGAGGGTCTGAAAGCCTGTATGGATGCTCTGGAATTATTCCGAGCCCCCTTGATGGCCTATACCAAAAGCGCCCCCTGGCTGGAGGAGTACCGCAGCCGTTACCGGGATGAGTTCTGCCGTTTGACCGAGGAAACACTGAACCGGATGAAAGCGCTAGGGACCGATGAAGCGCTGCCCTTGCTGACGCAAAGGGCTGTAGACGTTGCGCCAGAGTGTCAGGAACTTCACGAGCCAATCATCCAATATCTCACAGAGCAAAAGAAAGAGTTGGAGATGATCAGATATCTTTCTTCGCTCTCGCGAACCGGAAAAGCAAATTGGATAGGAAAACCCCTCCTCGTCTGATAACAGGAGGGGTTTTGCAGGGTGAAGTATAATCGTAACCAACAGTATTTTGAGTCACCGCTCATATTTTTTTATTTTTTTTATTTTTTTGAAAAAAGTAACTCAATTTGTACCTGTTCGCGTAACCAAAGAATGGTATAATACATGCAAAAAAAGATGGTAGCTTCAAGCTTACCCGTGCCGAGGCTGTGCTCATCGACAAATGTAAGCGCTTACATATTATTTAATAATAAAGTATACCTTTATTTATAAATAGTTCGGGAAACCGAAAAAGGAGGAATTATGATGAAAAAACGTTTTTGGGCGTTGTTCCTTGCGGTCATGATGATCGTCAGCGTCCTGCCCACGACGGCGTTCGCTGCAGACGAAGAGGTAGACAAGAATTTGCAGCCCGATCCACGGTATTACAGTTTTGCAGGTAAAGAATTAGACAAAGACGAGGCAGACAATGCCGACATTACCTTGAGCAAGACTGCGGAGTATATTGGTGATGGGAAATATGAAATCACCTTGTCTGTAGATGCAGGCGCGCAGATTTTACCGAAGCCTACAGAGGTCGTATTTGTGTTAGATGCATCTGGTTCTATGAATTTCTGTACAGATGTAAGTGGGTATGAGTCGCATAGTCACGATGCATGGGGTCAATGTGGTTATAATTCTTCCACCGAAACGTGTAATTTTCTGAAAGAACATAAGCACGTTCACACTTGGGATCGAAACAGCATCGCATATTGTACTCTGACGAGATCCGGCGACAAAGATAGCCGCTGGGATGACGCGACAGCTGCGATTGAGTCTATGAAAGACAAGATCGGCACGGAAAACATTACCTATCGTTATGTCTATTTCAAAAGCGTGCAGAACAACCATGGTGGATGGCCTAATGTTGCTTATGAAGTATCTTCGTATAGTGAGATTTCTCCCGGTGGTGGCACCCCGCTTTATTTAGGTGTTGAAGAGGGTATTGACTGCTTCACAGAAGATCCTATGAGCAATAAAGTTTTGATTATTGTAGCAGACGGAGCAGCGGATAAGGTAGAGGGTAAAGGAACATATCCCAAAAGCATCTGTGATAATTTTAAAGCTATTGCTGGAAACACCATTTATACAGTCGGCTTCACGTTTAGTGACAAGGACTT